TTTTTTCAATAGCTTTTTCAGACTTTTCAGAGGCCGTGGCTAATTTCTTTAGCTCGGTATCAGCCTTTGTGACTCCTTCTGTTGTGACTTTTATTCCAAGGCTTGCTACTGTATCGCTCATTTTACTGCTCCTAATCCTTGACTTGGTTTGGATGCAAGGCGGGTAAAGAAATCGCTAAGGCTGTTTGATATTTTGGTTTGCTTTTCTGGAGTCATTACCAGGGCTGAGTATGGGACCGGGCAATCTTTCTTGGCCCCCTTTTGCAGCCAGTTCATGTACTCGGCGGAAAGGCCTTTGAGTGTGGACTTTTCCCAATGGCTGAGTTCTATCCCGTCTCTCCACGATTCTATCTCCTGGTATGATATCGGGCTTGATCCCATGCTGGAGTACATCATAGGGCCAATGTCAAAAAGCCACTCAATGATATATGAGTGGCTTTCCAATGTCGGCATTTCGAGTAAAGGATGGATTCCGGCTTGCTTTTTAAAGGTTTCCATCCTTGACTGTTTTTCCTTTTCAGGCGTGGCGTGCAGCCATGCCAGATGTTGAATATAAAGTTTTAGGTTTGCCTCTACTTCTGCAAAAAAATTTTGCGGTCGTGTTGAGACTCAACCCCCAACTCCCGGAGTGTACGGTTTGCTTCAAAAAAGTCAATGGCATTCTGGATGGTCAATGGCAAAGGTCCGTCTTCTGTTTCAACATTCCAAGATGCCACGCATCCGGCAAGAACCTCGGTGATAATCTCGTCGTTAGACTTTTTGTTGGTTCTTCGTTTTTCATTCTCGGAAACCAGGGAAGCAAGCACCTTACGGTATTTCTTTGAGTCCGCAGAGCAAATTTCCATGTACATTTTTTCACCGGATGCTGTTTTTATAAAATCATCAGTTCCGATGTCAAGCAAATATACTCTTGTAGTTTCGTTAAGTTTTGTTCCAATTGTAAAGTTGGCCATGATGGTTCCTTTCTATTGTTAGATCATGCCGCACCCGCATGCGGCGCTTTTGTTATTATTCTGCTACTGAGATTACCGGGATACGGTCAATCGCAATGGTGACTGTTGACATTACAAAGCCATCAACACCACCGATATTGATGGGGTAACCTGAAATCTTGCCTGTAAAGTAAGCCGTTGTTGGATGTCCTGTGGTAGGCGTGAAGTCATCGGACAGCGTGACCTTAAAAGAGAATGATCTATCATCGTCCCTTGCACCATCAAGGATTGCCTGTCCAGGATCACCGGCTACACGTGCCATAGGCAGGGCAAGGGAACCAGGGTCAACAGATCCTTTTGCCTTGGTCACGATTCTGGAGCCAAGGATGTTTAGAGTGTTGATATTGTAAGTTTCACCAAACTCGGGGATCTCTGTGATGTAACCGCACTCAACATAAGTGAGGGCTTCATAGCCTGCCTCGTCAAATGTTGCAGGGAGCGCCCCGGCTGCTACCACATAAAGCTTTGCACCTGCCGATGTTACCGGCCCTACTTGTAATGCCATAATATTTTCCTTTAAAAGTTATGCACAATATATGGTATCGTTACAGGAACCATATACCATCCATTGTTAGTTGTCAAACCTTGCGAATAGTACGCCGGTTGCACCAGGTCTATCACAAAGTCAGTTGCTTTAAATTTTGTGTTTCTTGGAAAGGCCGCTATCATGGTTTCAGCCATGGCCACAGCCTTTATTTCCCCTACTTTTTCACGAACGTAGCACGACACCTGGCAAAAGCCGCCCTGCTTGTTTATCCTCACAAGGTCAACCGCCGACTTGCGGCCAAGTGCCACCAAGATCCCATAATACGAGTCAAGGAGGCCGGGATCAAAATAAATATTGGGCAATGCGACCTTGATCGAACCTGCCGCCGACTTAACAGCATCAAAGAATATTGAGTTAACCGTTGCCATTATTAGCCTCCCTCACCGCATCCGCTACGATCAAGGGAAAGTCTGCGACCGTAAGCCTTACCATCCCGCTTGCCTGCTTTGATGCTCCAAACTCAAGATCCCGAATGTAATCCACGTTGTTGGTGACATAAAAATCCTTCTCAATATCTTGATGTGCAACGCTTGTGGCTTCACGCATAGAAACCCCCGATCCACCCGTTGGTGCTGTCCCAGCCTCGGTGTCAAGCCGATCTGTTTTTGAAGTAATTGGAGATCCTATTGACGATTGCCAGTTTCCACGGGCAAGGCCGGTATCAATCGGGGTTCTGTTAATCAGCCCCGCTGCTGCTTCAATCCTTATTTGCGGGATGATCTTTTTAAGATCCCGTGTAAGGCTTTTAGAAAACAAGTTTACTGTTTCAACCAAAGATACCGTCATAATCCCGCCTGGACCTTGGACAAGATTAAAGTGTCCCCTGGCTTGACCTGCCAGACGTTTTTAATCTTGTACGTTATGCCTCCGTCCAAAACATCCATTCCAATTGCCGGTTCAACATCTCCGGCAAAAAGATACTTGCGATCTGTTGCAAGGATAACCGTGCCGTCAACCTGGAAAGTGTTGAAATTGGACTGCACGGCCTTGGTGGTCGTTGTCGTTGAGGTCAATGTTGGATCGTAATCAGTCCCGCTGTTCACGTACGATACCAGACCAACGGATCTACCATTGGATTTGATCATCTTAACAGCAAGCTTTAGATTACGATCAATCATTATTAACCTCGATTCCTGCCATCATAAATGGTGTCAAAAGTGCTTCAACCTCTGGATACCTGACATATTCCGTTGCATTGGTTTGGTATTCGGTTTCCAGCACATCTACCTTTTCTTTTTTGATTGCCCGTTCAATCGGGGAGAACATATCAACGCCAGAGTCAATGAGGCAAGCGATAACGAGTTGGACCTTTTTAATACTCCCCGGAACATACTCCCCGCCGTTCCGGGGGAACTCAAGGGGCTGCTCTGAATCTGTCTTTGCGCCAGAGAAACGCCTTGACTCGATGTAGTCCATGGCTTTCAAGAGCGTCAGGCTTGGCTCCATAGTTAGAGTCAAGCTCCTTGCAACGGCATATGTCGCAAGTTCAGCCTCGGTGTTGTAAGTGTCTGTTCCTGGGGTAAGCGCCATTTATTTATCCTTTATGACATTTCAAGGAGCGAAGCTGTCACTCCCTGCCCGTTTGAGGTTAAAGATATTTTACCATCGAAATAAGCACAAATGGAATTAAGCGGAATTGCTACGCTTCCATGCGGTAATATCTCTCCGGCATTATACCCTCGTGACAGGTCAACATCTCCTATTCCAGACACGACCTTCGACTTTGCATTCTTGCCGCTGATATTGATATCTCTAATCTCGTCCGACATGTTATTGATTATCAAGAGAGGATTTGTGTTCTGGAGAAAAGTGAAAGTTGCGTCACCTTTCTCCAGCTCAAGAATAAATATTGGTCTTGCACCTGGGCCTGTCATTTTTGTTGCTATAATGCTTTCCATTAAAAACTCCGCTGGTTGATTTTAAATTATACTTCCTACTTACTCTTCACTGCTCAAAAACTTGATGCCGGTTTTCTGCTTGGCTGACTTCAATCGGACGACCACAGCCAAGCCTTCAGCTTCCGCGACATCATCAGGCACGTCAACAAATCCTGCCTTGTCGGCTCGGTATACCACGCCTCCTGCAATCATGTCCTTGTGTTCGGTAAATATTTTAGCCATATTGCTCCTAATGCCGGGCTTTCACCCGGCACAAATGCTATGAGATTGAGAACGCCCCGGTTGTTGCAGAGTTGTTGAACTCAAGAGTGTACTCTCCAACAATGCCATACTGTGTCTTGTCACCGAGTCTGCCAAGCGGGTAAGCCTGGAGTGACCGGCCCTGGAGAGGCAGGAGTTTTACCTGATCCATTCCAAACACCCGGATTTTCCCGGCAAGGAGCGTGGGATCTGGAATAAGGCGAACGTCATAACCGTAACCAGAGAGGTACCTGTCAACATACTCACCACGGGCGGTATCTGTCCGATCAATTACGATCTGGGTGTTCCGCAGGGCGGTGAACTTCTGCAAGTCAACAGGGTTTAGGAAAGCCTCTGTGGGAGTCCTTCCGTATGTCTGCTCCATCTCATAAAGGAAAGCGTCAAAGTTGGCTGCTGAGAAAGCGGCGGCGGCTGGATTATACCCATAAGCAGTAATGAAGAAATCAATACCGCCCATCATCCGAGCGGTTGCGTTTGTCGTTGCGTCAACCCGGACACCTCCAGAAGTTACGATCTTTGCCATCTGGTGATAAATTCTTTCAATCTTACGCATGGACTTCTGAGCAAGCAAATCGCCCTGGTTAATCTCACGGGCAACAACCTGCTCTGTTCCAGAGATCTCGATCCAGTCGTCAAAGATCTGCGTGTTGTTGTACCTCAGTATTTCTGTGGCGTTATCTGAAGATTCAAAGACCGAACCTTCCACCTTTGCGGTTGAAAGGAAAGTAACTTTTGCATTGTCAAGATGATTCGCATCTGCTGCAATGATAGTTACCGTGGCAACTTTGGTTGAAGTATTGATCGCTGTAATCCGGTAAACTGAGCTGTCTACCCTGATTACCGAGCCTACCCGTACAGAGTCAACGGATTCAAGGGTCATTGATCCAGCAGCCGCTGTATAAGGCTCTGTGATGGTGGTTCCAGTGGGCAAAAGAACATCGTCCCACCACTCACGCTTTCTTGCAGAGCAAGTGCCGGGCATGGAGATCATGTTAAAAATTGGAGTGTTGGGGAACTTAAGCATGGTGAATGCTGTGGAAAGATCCCGAGCGTTTGTGGGTATTTTGTAAGAGTCGATCATTCCGGTGATTACTGGCATATTTTATCCTTATACACCTGCCCACGCTGCCTTATTGGCTTCTGCTGCTGTCTTGGGTGGCGTTGCTGGTGCTGTTGGGTTATTGTTTCCTGATCCACCTCCACCCCCCGCCGGGTTTGCCGCCGCAAGGAAAGGGAAATCAGTTGTAAGTTTTGCGATGATACTTTTTTCATCTGTCGGGGTCCCGTCTGCATTTAGCAATGAGATCCCGTTTTCCGTGTTCTTTAAATACGGCTTGATCTCATGGATAAGAGAATTTTGCCGCCTTGGATCTTCTTTGTTTATTGCGGTGGCTATCTTTCTGGCAATCCCATCCATCTCTGTCTGAACAACCTTATCCTTGAGTGCCTTGAGTTCGTCGGCGTACTTCTGAGCCTCTACCGTTTTAAGGTCCGAAAGATCCTTGAACTTCTGCTGCTCGGCCAGGGTTGCCTCGTCTGCAAGCTTCTTTGCTGCATCAAGTTCTTCAAGCCGCTTGGCCGCCGCCGTTCGTTTGTCTTTCTCGCCGGTATAAGCTCCCTTGAGCGCCTTAACATCAGGATGATTATCAATGCCATCAGCATTGAGGACAAAGGAGCCATCAGCCTCTTTGTATTCTGCCTGAAATAACGTGTCGAGTGCTGCAAACTCTTCTTTACTGATAACCACTTTCATCTTGTGTCTCCATTCGTCGAATGTTGTTGACCCGCACATCGTACGGGCCTATTTATACCATATATAGATTTTATTTTGGCTATTGTCAATATGCTGTGGTTTGCTCCATGTATAAAGTCTGGTTATAAATCCAACTTTATACATTATAAACTCCTACACCCCACTGATGCCTGGGAAGTATATCAACCTCAATCTCTCCTCCGTCTCCATCATCAACCATCTTGGTTCCAGCAAGTTCAGGCAAGAACCAGAACACCCCTATATAAGGCGTATCTGAATAATCCATACCTTTATAAGTGCCCTCAAGGCCAAGCCCTATAACACCTGCCATAGACAACGGATCTGCAAGGTCAGCCATTTCCGCCATGGCAGTTACAGTGTAATCTTTGATAATTGCATGGATCAGCAAATCTCCATCTTCAAACGTGTGCAAGACAACTGCATCGGTTAATACGTCAAGATCCAAGATATCTTTGTTGGATACTATGCTGGCTTTTCCATCAACGTAATGCTCGGGAAGGATCTTAAAGAACCTGGTAATCAAGCTATCCATGGGTTTGCCTCCTTTACGCTGATCTTGCTTATCTGTTGCCAAAATTCATTAAGCCAGCCAATTGAGAAATGAGTTAATGGGTTGAATGAGCCATCGAAGTTGGTCAGGGCTGAGTTCCATGTTGTTGTGCCATCTGTCACTATAAGTTGATATTTGCCAGCATTGGCATAGCCTGGGTGTGGGCCATATTTTAATTTTATATTTAACGTAGTCCCTGCAAGCCACGGAATAGATGAACACGAAGATATTGTAGTGTTGTCATATGTTTTTAATTGCCCAGTGTTGTAGTATAAGAGTTTTAATATAGCGTCTGAGCATGAAATAACATTACTTGAGACTGGTGCGATTGATTGATCATACATCGGAGTCCAATCAACCTCCAGCGCACCCATTGCGTTCGTCCCATCAGTGCCTTGCATGGACGTGAGCAGCTTAGGGCATTTAGCAAACGGCCACTTATACCCCTCGTCTGCATCGCTGTAGTTGTGGGGGGTTGTTATTGGGTTTATGGTGTCGTTGTGGACAGGTGGCAGGAGATATGCTGATTGAGTTATGTTTATTGTGTCTATACAGACTGTTCCCCAACCAGATGTGTTCGTATCACTAAACCCAAAGAGCACACTCCCACCACCCACTTTGCCCAATACTGATACAGAGTAACGTTTTCTCTCTTTAGTAAGAGATAAATTCGTAAGGTCACCGGTTGCAGACCCTGCATGATAAAACTTATAGTTGTTTAAATTATCACCTATTAAAACATACGCATAAAAGGAAAGAGTATAAATTGTATTTTCTACGGTTGTTATCCCTTTATACACCAGCCCCCCATTAGCAGTAGTTTTATACGTTGATGGTGTTACTGTAACAGCAGGTGTTTTGTTCCACTGTAGGAGATCATCAGTCATGCCATTCAGCAAAGGGATCTGCCCAAGAGTATTAAGCTTCCCCCCCTGAATCGCTGGCACATTAGCACCCAAAACAGTGCCGTCAGCGTTTACACGGCCTGCTGACAATGTGGTTTCCATGAGAGTCTTTGATACCCGGTCCCGGCCAACTCCATCCAAAAAATCAACGTAGAAGGAATAGCCCTTATACCTGTTGCCCTGAGGCTGATAGAGGTTCAACCCCTTTGCGCTGAGATCCAGAAACCCCGGCCCACCAAACGACCCTTTACTTAAATCTAAAAATTCTGTCATGAGTGTTTATCCCACATAAAGTTTGATTTCATCATGCCAACACCGACCCGGTAACCCGGCCGCCAGTTGCCGCCCTTATGTAAAATACCGTTGTTCCGGTTGGTGCGACAATGCCTACCGATATAGATCCAATGCAATTGATCCAATCTTTGTTTGTGGCATGGCCGGTCTTGGACAGATGGAAGCCTATTGGGGAATCATTGAAGGATGTAAAGTCCGTTACCGATCCAGTCCCAACCTGGATCAAAACCTTTTTGCAGTCTGCCGGGATAACCACGGGCTTGAATGTGCCGTCTGCCACTCCGATATCAAAGATCTGTAAAAATGAATATGCGTCAATTGTTTTGTAGTCGTCACTTACCGGCTGTGTCCTGATTCCTGGGGTTGTCATTTATTGCCTCTTTATCTTTGGGTTTGTCTTTCAATTCTTTTTTAATATCGTCGTCAATTTCTTTGTCGGTTCGGCTTGGATCGATTGTGCCTGACTTCCTGAGCTTGGACCTAAGGTCAATGATGCTGATAACCCCATCATCTTTGAGCGCCTGCAACATGGCCGCGTCCTGGGCAGTGATCGAGTCGGGGAAGAATTCTCTGTTAAGACTGAACTCTGCTTCTTCTGGATTTGCTCCCATGAACTCGCAGGCGTTCTCTATGGATTCCTCGATGCCCTCGGAGATATTGCCAACAACTGTGGACATCACCGAGCTTTCAGAGCTTGCCTTAATACGTGCTTCTTCTGCTGTCTTTTGTGCGGATCCGGGTTGAAAAAGAGTAAGACCAAAGCTTTCCATCTGCTCTTGCTTCTTCTCCATCGCATTGATACCGGCCCCGTCGGATTCCATCTGGAGCAGTTCTCCGCCGCCACCATCCCCCACGATGATCGCCCGTCTTGCCCCTATCTTGATACTCTCGCCATTCTGGACCTTGAACTGATCCCCAGTCATGTTGCCGATGTTGAGGATAAGGGTTCCCTGCATTCTGATATGCAATCCCTCTTCATAATCGGCTGAGTTCCGGTAATGCCCCAGGTTGATAACAGCAAGCCCATAAAACGGCATGGGCTGCACGGAAGTCGTGTTGTTCTCAGCTCCAACAAACACAAACGGGATTCTGTCCCAATATTGGCCCTTTCCGTTGCGCGGGAAGATGTCCTCACCGAGCTTGCCGCCTGACTTATCGTAAATTCGTTGGCGGTAAATGCCGGACCCTGGCAGTTTGGTTAAAGGGTCAAACAAATCAAGGATCCGGTATCGCAACTCATCGGTTGATGTGAACTCGCTTGTGATGTTTTCGTAATACTCAATCAATCGGACCTGGGTTAGAACCTCTTTGCCTTGGACAAACTTGGAGCGCCAGTTGTAGATGTTCTCAGATGTGTAACCCTTAAACCGTGCCTTTAGATCAAAGGCTTGCTCTTTCTCTTGATCGTCAATGGCTTCATTCTTTTGCGGGTACTCTGTCAAGATCCCATATACGCCTACGGCATTGACTTCGTTTGTCACCTGTTTGGCAAACTGTTCCAGGCTCTGGCCACACCCGGTCGCATCTTCAAGGAGGTATTCCATAGCAGCAGGGAGTTCCACGGTTGACTCTTTCCGGAAGATTGCGCCCACCGTCTTGTCAATGGCAAGGCCAGTATACTCGGCAAAGATTGCCCTGGTGATGTACTTGTCATAGCGGGTATCGTTAGGATCATCCTCAAATCCTGGCAGGTAAGTCTTTCGGATATCCTGGGCCTTGACAGCATCACCGCCCGCAATGCAATCCCGCATCATTCGCCGGGCGGCTTTGAGTTTCGTGTAGTTTGGGTGTTCGGTGTTTATTTGCATTGATCTTCAATCTCTTCAAAAAATTCATCAAGCGTTTGGTCGTCAATGCAATAAGTAAAAAAACCATGAGAATCATTTGACAGGCCTATGCAGCACTCAAAATGGCAGCCACCCTGCCTTACGGTTTTTGTTGGGGCCTCATATAGAATCGTTCCGGCCTTGATTACGATGTCTTTCTTTAATATTTTTTGCATATTTAATTCCTTTTTTAAGCTGTAAAAACCTTGATACTTTACCCCCTCCAAGGTGCAAAAAAGCGGATGTAATTCCAGGGGCTTACAAAATCAGTGTTTTTCATCTGGTATGGGGTCTTGCAAGTCTCTTCTGAGCCTGCTTATTTCTTTGTGTAGCATCCTGATATCAAATCTAAGGCCGGTTATCGATTCGCTATCAACTATTGATTCAATGCCTTTAATGAGTTGTGCGGCAATAAATGACATCTCGGTTATTTTATCTCCTGTCCCTAAGTCCTCTATTGCAAGGGATAGGTCATATGCTTGCTTCAATATAGGGTGTTTTGAAATATCCATTTTATCTCCTTAGTAATTCATGTCAAAAGTTGAGGTAACTTTACCGCTATTGATCGGCCATTCATAATCAATCATATACCCAATCGCTGTGGTGATGTGCTGATAAGGGTTTGTGTCATCTTCCTGGAACGAGGACCCCTTTTTAAGCTGTACCGTGGCAAGGCCTTTGTTGCTCCATTCGGCGGTCACAGGATTGACATACAAGCTGATCTCTCCCATGGCGTTGCGGATCTTTGCCCGGACTGCATTCTGCCGGTCTTTGATTGCAGGGTGGCCTGGTCTTACCTTCCTAACATAACTCCAGCCATTGGCCTTCAAAACATCTTCAATATCGGTATAGTCGGATGCGTGGCCGTGTTTTTCTCCGGCTTTACCCGCAGGATCGCCATAAATCAGCACGGTTCTGTTCTTGTGGTTCTTAAACTTTTCTACAAATTCGATAGCGCTTTGCGTTGAGACTGCCGATGTCAAGACTATCTCATCAAGGATATAGATCTTGTTGTCTCTTAAAACAGATATTGAGCTTGACAGAGGAGTAAAGTTCTGATCATGCGCCCACATGAGTTGTTCATGGTCTTTTATTGTATCTGAGCAGTTGTTGTCAAAACAAAAGTCCTCATAGATCCTACCGCCTGCCGTCTCGAACGTTGCTTCATACTCCTGTCTGTATTGCCTTGGAGACATCCTGCGCTTTGCGGATTCTATTGTTTCAACGGGTAGGATCTCGGATGATTTCCAGGTGTAAGATTTCCAGTCTTTATCACCGCTCTGCATGGCGTAAAGGAACCGGTCATAATAATGATTAAGCCCCTCAGGTACGCCAAAGAGCCAACACCAAGGTTTATAGTCTGGCATTGTGGGGTTAAACGTGTCGAGCGCCGGGGCAATGTGGGACTCCCAAGCATCTTCTTTTAAGTCTCCGAACTCATCAATGCCGCCCCCTGCCCAAAACTGGCCTTCAAACCGCTCAGGCTTATCAAATCCGATAATGTTGAGCGTGGCCCCGTTGTTAAGCTCGATGATGAGGTCTGTTTCGTATGGCTTTTTGATTTGAGTTGTGGATAGTGATAGAGTCTTGAGGTCTTTCCAGAATATCCGCTTTGCCTGATCCCGAGTTGGAGCGCCTGCGAAGTAAGGCATGCCGGGGTGCATCATGGCTTGCTTGGTGACAAAACGCTTGAATCTTTCAGTTTTTCCCGACCTACGGCCAGCAGGGATCACTTTATACCTGACATTGTCCCGCACAAGATCGAGCTGTACCGGGTGAGGTATCAGTTGATACCACCGGTCGAACTCTCTTTGTGTTTGTAGTGGGACGCTGCTCATTCAGGGAGCCTTTTGCCAAGTTCTGTCAGGGTTTCATTGAAAGATTCCCCGGTGTTTATTTCTATCTTGCTGCTCGGGTTCCAGCTTTCAAATCTTTTGTAAATAAGCTCAATCGCCTTTACATTACCGTTGTTGATAGCCTCATCAAACAAAGATTTGTCAACCATGCCAAGCTTTAAAGAATATCTTGCCCTACGTCGATCAAGTGCCTCGGCTTCGATCTCTGACATTTCATCAGAATTGAAGCTTCTATACATCGTTTGGGGGGTAACTCCAAGAACATCAGTCGCAAGCGTACATCTGCCCACAATCTCATTCTCTGGATTTGCTAAATATTCCAAGAGTTTGAGCCTGTGTCTGTCTTTTGCAGTCTCCACTGATTTTACACGCTTGACAGCCACAACCTCACTCCCAGCACAAAGCAGCCTGCAATCCCTCAATAAAGCCAAGGATCACAGGGATAAAGGTCCACGAAAAGCAAAGATAGATCAGGAACTTGAAGAACATCCCCTCATAAATCTTGTGAATGCCGATGCCGCCGAACAGAAACGCCAGGATTACATAAACCCATTTATTCATGATTAATTTCCTCCGGCACCCTGCGATTGACGAATGGGTATTCCCTATCCATAAAATGGTCCCACTCTGTTCTGCTCACATATTGCCTAAAAAGAGATGCCTGGCATTTTGTTTGAGCAAGACATATTGATGCCAATTTCCTGTCGATACCGTCGATCATTCTCTTCAAAAAAAAGCCAATGACCGCAAACTCCGTTGTGATTAAAACCGTTACTAAAAAACTTATCTCTCCTGTTGAGACTTGAGCCATTACCACCCCACCTGTAGTTAGTGTTTCTATCATGGCCCACTATATATAGATTTTATGTTAATTGTCAAATATCAATAAATTATTTTGTATATTTTGTTTTATTTATCTTGACATGTTAATCATAATCATATATAACTGTCCTTAAGAGTGACCGAGAAGTTAACCCAAGCAAGGAGAACCAAAATGAACAACTTAAAAGTAGGCGACAAAGTAAGATTAGACTCCAAGGCAATAGAGAACTCAGAATATAAATTTCAATTTGACGGAAAAGTAAAAGAGTCTGTTTATGTTTACGATGTTATTGATCACATCAACCCCACTTTTGCATTCAAGACAAGCCCCAAGTCAAAGCATAACGGATGCCTGCCAATGTCATTCATTGAAAGCGTTATCTCATCCGGTCACAAATTATATTATTAGGAGGTATCTTTGAAAGACTTAACAATCGAGCTGCACAAGGATTTTTTAAGAAGATACGTTTTTAAACATGATGGAAAGTTCTACGCTAATCCATGGTGTGGGATAACCGGGAAATACTTCAATGACAAATATCAAAAATGGATGCCGATTGTAAGCATCACAACAAAGATGAGACTGTTTAATATTTTACAGGAGAATTCATGAATCCAGAAAAAAGGGGTGGCCCAGGAAGGGGCCAAGGCCGCAAACCAGGGAGCAAAGGATCTTCCCCCCGAATTGACGCCTACGGGGATCAAGTGTGTCAAATACCGATGTCACCTGAGCTTGGTGATGCTATCCGGCAATATTGTCAAAGATCAGGAATTTCAATGCAGGGTTTTTTAAGATCTGCTGCTGCTGATTATCTTTTAAACCAATGAAACTTAGCCGGGTTATTAGCCCGGCTTTTTTGTTTATTCAGCCTTTTTTATTTGAAGGGCTTTAAATTTATAACATGTTTGTTTTTTGTGCGGCAAAAATATATTGATCTTGCATGTGTAATGTGTTTTATGGCTATTGTCATCATACTCGCCATCCAAGTTCCAGCATTTTTGGCATATCTCTGGGGCTTTTTTTATCATGATACCTCCGGCCATTTGATCGCATTATACATGGCTTCAATTTGAGAATCTTGCAACTCAAATCTTTGCAAAACTCCAATTATCTTCATGCGCTTTCTGTTTATCTCAAGATGATCAGCGTATCCCTGGGGGGAGCTGTAAAACTCATAGCCTGCGTTCCAGTCCCCTCCTACACTCATGCCGGTAAGTGGTGCGTAATCTTCTGGTATCAACCATCCTTTTTTCATCAGCGTGACATATTTGCGTTTCATCTTGACAACTTCAAATTCCACCAAACCTTTTTCGTGCCTGGCGTTGTTGCCGGTCGGTAGCCCATACCCTTTTGATCCTGGTGTCCAGTCTATTTTCATGGTTTCTCCTTAAATTTCTATATCTACCGTGGCAGAGCTTACATATCCGATAATGGGGACAGTAAGGCCAAATGGAGAAACGCTTCCAACATCTATGCTTATTCTCGATGGCACAACCCCCGTTTCTTTTGAAAATTCTTCCACAAGTTGAGATATTTTCTTTGTGATATCTTTTTCAAGCTGGTGTTTTCTGATCTTTAGTTCTGATATTTCCATGGTTTTCTCCTTTGGTTAAAATGGGCAATCGTCTTGAGGTGGCACATATCCGGCTTGCTGCGTAGGCTGGTATCCCTGGCCCTGTGGCTGATAACCTGGCTTTTCCAGGCCATAAAATACCTTTACGTTGCCTATGATTGGAGTTTTGACTCCGTTTGCTTTTTCCTCTTTGCTCACCGATTGGGCCACAAAACCATGATCACCGAAGGATGAGGGTTTATCTGTGTCGATGAAGGTGGTAAGATCGATATACTTACCTTTTGCGCCGATAAAGATACGGTTTTTATCAATTTTTGTAACATCTATCCGAATTGAGATCCCTAATTTCATGATTATTTCCTTTTGTTTTAAATTACAGTAATCATACCAAATTTAGCCAATAATATCAAGCATTAACTTTCATTTTAAGCTCTATCAAAGCCTGCTTAAACTGCATTGCAAATACCTTGATCTCCTTAATTTTTGATATCTTTTCTTCACGTTTCTTTTTTGTCAGCTCTTTGCACTGATCACACAAAACCGTATTTTTCCAGGAAAACGAGCGTTTCGAATGGTCCCGAGTAAATTTTTTCCCGCAAGCGCAAGTCTTGACGTTGTATTCTTCATAAAGACCTGGTACAATAACGGTTTTCACTTTACCAACTGACTTGAGCAGGTTCTTTTTGCCCGTCCGGCACGTCAAACATCTGCTCAGGTCATGCGTAAAATTCCCATATGTATCCTTGACTGTCCCTTTTTTGCTTGCCTTGGCCCTTTTCTGGAGCCTGGCGCATTCAGCTATTGCCATTTTGCATGGGATATCGTCCAGGCCTGGACAGGTAAAAAACTCGTTTTCATTCATGAATTTATCTGTTGGTGTCATTCTTCCCCTCTGTTTTGTTTAAATACTCGTTTAAAGTTAAGGCATTGGCATACTTTTTTATCAGGTCTCTTTTTTTGGGGGTGTATCTGCAAGCCTCGGGAACCCATGTCTTTAAAAACAGCTTTTCAGGCACAACTTTGTTGATGTAAATCCCATGCTTTTGATAGACCCATTTTTGATTTATGCTGAATTGCTTGGAATCTCCGTGCCGTCCGAATCCCCCTTTTACGTCAACCCATGTCATATTTCCAGTTGTAAAGAATAACTTTACAACTGGATCCCATTCAAAACTAAAATCAGGCGTATATTCGTGCGGGTGAAGCAAAAACTTTTCAACCAGTTGGGTCTTTGTTTTGAGCTTTTTTCCAACTGTTACGGAGACTTTTTCTGAAAGACCAAATGTCCATGGATGGTAAGAGATATCTCTCACAAGCCCGGCGCGCTCGGCGTCAAGCAACCACTCGTGGAAATCCATCTCTTCTTGAGAGTCCATCTTTTCAATCATGCTTCCACCTCAAAAGTAAAGCCCGTTGTTGTGTAGTCCAAGATATCAAGCTCTTGTCTTGGGGTAAACCTCCTGCATCCAAAGCAGTTGAATGATTCATCGTTGAAACAGGCCCTATCAAGACAGCGATCTCCGAACCGGCAATCTGCCCGGCGGGTTTGATCAAAACCTGGCCTTTCTTTTTCTTCATAGTCAAAAGATTGTTTCAATTTCATGACAAGCGTTTTTTTTCTCGTGCTGTCGGAGATACTTAAAACCCGACAAACATCGCAATAAGTGGCTGATTTTGCAGTTTTTTCAAACACTATCCCACATTTTCGGCATTTGAAAACCTTAAAAGCAATTCGCGCTTTGTGTTTCTGGCAGACGATCTGGTTTGTCACCGTGTCGTTGTACGCTGATCCAAACTTGGCCTTACAGCCGCACTCAAACACATAACCAATACTGTTGCTCTCGATCTTCTTTTTTGCGATCATTTTAGCCTCCTCATAACTATTTTATTTCGCTTGGCTATCCAAATATCGTTTTTAGTCGGAAGCTCTATACAACATGGGTGTTGCAGGTCTTGTTTTATTTTGACTCTCTTAATTATAACCAATTGGCCTAAAATTTCTGACCAATGCTCAATCTCGTACGGTTCGGTGTTTGTGTTGAATTGTTCCATTTTTAACCCCTTTCAAGTTTGGTTGATACTACCGTATGGCTTTTTATTGAAACGTTATATATCAGCTTAAAAACTACTTTCCTGACCGTATTTCTACAATTATGTCTGTCATGTAAACGGATAAATTTTCCGATATGGCTCTTTTGTACTGTAAAACATCTTCAATGGTCTTATTCCCTGGAACCTGAATTTTTAGAAAAAACCTGCCGTCTCCGCCTTTTGCCGTTGCGTCTCTGAATATTATTGTGTGTTTCATTTTGGCTCCTCATTTCTGGAGTTTGACGTTATAATTTCATCAATTCTTCTACCAACTTCAAGCATCATTTTTGAAAAATCATCATCATTAAAAACAGGTATTGAAACAAATCTAAGTCCCGCTTTTTGCATTTTTAATGCCAAGTCCATGGATGTTCTAAGTTGCACAGGTGTAGCTTTTTGCATTTATATCTCTCCATTTAAATTTTCTGAATAATAAGTTGTTCCCTGGTTGAAATTTATCTTATTGTGCCACCATGGAGCGCCGTTTCTATGTTTTGCAAGATTTATCTCTGCAATACTTTTATCAATTTTTTCATCGTAATAACCAGGACGATTTAAGAAAAATATCATATCAGCATCTTCTTCCAATGCACCAGTTTGCTTGAGGCTGGCCATGGTCGGCATTTTATCTGCATTTTCCGTAACGCTTCGGTTTATCTGGGCCAGGAGAAAAATGGGTATTCCAAGCTCTTTTTTTAAATCAGCTATCCGGTTTACCCGGCTTGTGTAAATTTCATACAGACTGCCTCTCCCTCCCTTAATTTTTGATAATTGATCTACGAAAAGAGCTTTTATGTCGAACTTCTCTTTCATTATCCTGCCCTTTCTTTCAACGTCTTCAATACTTGCAGGGCTATCATCTATCGCAAGGGGTAGCCTGCTTATCATGTCAGTCATCCTGCCAACATCGTTCCACTCATCCTCAGATAGCGCCCCATTGGTCCCTTGTGGTAGGTTAAAACGAGCAAGATTTATTCCCGATTCAATTGCAACGTGCCGCAAAAATATCTGCTCCTTGGGCATCTCCAGCGACAAAAACCCCACACTGTCCTCCATCCTGAGCATGTTTCTCATGATCGATAATGCAAAAGACGTCTTGCCTATTCCTGGCCTTGCTGCTATCAATATCAGCAACGGCCCCATGATATTACATATGCTGTCGAATTGACTAAAGCCTGTTTTAACACGGTTTGGGTTCATGCCGTTGCTGAGGTTCTCAATATAATTCAAACCTTCATCGGCATAGTTTACCGCCCCTACAATGGAATCATCGTTGCCTGTTGTTTTTATCCCGAGCATGACCGACTGAGCCATACTTACAAGTTCTTCTGCTGGAGTCCTTTTTATCAATCCCTCAGTGACAATTGATTGAGCCGCAAAGATAACTTTTCTTTGGACGGCGCAATCTTTTACAATCTGAGCATAGTGTCGGAAATTTACAGCTACCGGGGCAGAATCCATGATGGTTGTCAGGTATGATATCCCACCTATATTTTCAATATCTCCAAGTTCCCCGAGTTTTTGAGCAACGGAAACAACGTCTACGGGTTCATGTTTTTTTGAAAGGCATCTTATAGCCCTAAATATCAAACTATTGTTTTTAAAATAAAAATCATCTTCATCCAAAAACGATATCTGTTTAGGATCTCGCTCGAATATCATCAGGGCAGACAATACAGCTTCTTCTGCTGATTTGTTTTGCGGTGGCAGGTAGCTTTCAATCATTTGAAAACATCCTCAAACCTTTTTTGTTCCTGCTCTTGAGACAGCGGCTCCCGTGCTGGCCCGGCATAACCGTTCCAGATTTCAGAAACTTTGGGGAAAAACTTGTTTGAAAGTATAAGCTCGCCAACTCTTTTTGACAAAACATCTTCTGGTAAACTTTTTAAGTGAGCATAATAAACATCAAGCTCTCGCTCTTCCAATCTTGTCCTGATTGCGATTTCAAGTTTTTCAATGTATTTAAAAAACGTTGCCTTTGACATCACCGGTTTACCCATTTTTCCATCCTCTCATTGTTTTCGGTTTTATTGTTAACACTGTTGTTTTGCTTGTCATACTTGCTGGCCATATTTGCAAACTTGGTTGCACCATTTGGGCTTTTTGATCTAAGCGGGGCCAGGGAAAAAAAGTTAGCGGAATAAAATTCATCATTGATGGCCCACCTTGTTACGTCTTGAATATATTCCAATGTAAACCCATCAAGCCTTATGAGTTTATCAAGAGTATCTAAAGAGTTTTCAATGAGTGACTTGGTTTCCTTTGGTGCTTTGTTCGATCTTTCCTTCAAAACAAATTTTATAAAATTATCCGTGAACTTGCAAAGTTCAGGGGAGAAGGTTTTTTCTTTAGGTAAGGTAAGGATAGGTAAGGTAAGGTAAGGGGCATTGCCCTCCGCATGCGGTCCGCATAAATCCGCATTGCCCTCCGCATCGTATGTGCATGCTGTTTGCATAAAATCAGAACTGTTATTTCCATCCCATCGTACTTTTGCAGCTTTTTTTGCTGCATTGCTTCTAATTTTTGCATTACAAGCCCAAGACTGATTTTCACACCAATCATGCAAACAATAGTTCCCGTCGCCATCTTTTTCTATCCAATTTGATTCGATTAAAGCATTAATGAGTTTCTTTGGATCTTCTGTCCATCCACAAGCATCTGCAATATCTTCCTCGTCCCATCCAACTAAAACCCCTTCCGGGGCATCCATTGCAACCGTTATCCACAAATCTATCAGGTAAGTCTCCGCTCCAAAACCAAGGAGACGCTGAAGACGTTTCCTTTTGCGATGGCCTTTAAACGAAACGGCTATTCTGATATCAGTGTTGGCCATTTTTTGCCTTGTCTTCAATTGCTTCTTGTTTTTTAATACTGGATTCTCTTAACCACCACTTGCCATCTTTTATTACCAATCTATCTGATTTATCACTCCATGCGATATCTTCAGCTTCTTCAAAGCTGACTCCAAGATCCATAAGGGCTTGTATTTGCCCAACGCTTTGCATGATTCCTGCCTGGATTTCAAAAAGATCATCCAAAGGCATATGTCCCACATAAACTTTTATTTTATTTTCAACCCATTCTTTCCATTTAACACCACTTGAGTTAAAATCGACTCGCCCGTTGTTGTCCCGTATTGAATCCTTAAATTCATCATAATCAAGAAAGTATTCCATGCAGTTTTGAGTACAAAACCCATACTTTTCGCACCACATTTCTCCATAATCATTGATCGTTTCCGTTGTGGTGGTAAATATTTCCCCACAAGGGCATTCTCTTACCAGCTCAATTACAACGTCTTTTTTTAATTGACCTTCATGTAGATTATTCATTATCTTTCAGCTCAAGCACCCTTTTAAGTTTTTCCAGATTTTCAGGAGTAGGCTTTCCAACTCCAGCCTCCCATAAACGATATCCCGACAAAGATACTCCAACTTCCCTGGCAATCTCTATTTGAGTTTTGCCTTTAGATTCCCTTGCCTTTTTGATCTCTTCGTAATCCATTTTTTTTATCCTTTGTCAATGAGTTGTTGCCTGTACTTCTACTAACACTTATACGCTCAAAAAAAGGCAAAGTCAACTATAAACTTTGCCCCGCAATTAAATATTTCAACACGATATGAAAATGATTTCAGTCGAACACCAAGCGTTAATCTTGCCCATAAGCCAAGTTTGACCCTTGCCGGTAACATGGGTGGTAAATGTGATTACATCGCCTGCCGCCCGCTTAACAATAGTCTCGGTAACCTCAAAATAACCCTGGTCAATATACCGCTGATATGGTTTATTGTGATCCCGGCCATGGGATATAAGGATCTTTTCTTCTTGCATTTTTTTGAATAGATTGTTCCGGCCAATCTTTCCGGATAGCTTGGCCATGTCTCCGATTGATATCTTCTTGTCTGTGCCTTCAACTGTTCGGGCAAATTCAACCAGGGGCTTATCATGGGCAATCTTGGCGGCATCCATGGCAATCTGTAACTTGTGGGCTTCGAGCTGTTCGGCCTGGTCCGCTGCAAGCCGGAGAGCTTCTGCAAAGGTTCCTGGCAAGGCTGTCTTTGCCTTTTTTTCGCATTCGATAAAATATTTTCTGGCCTCCTTTCCCTTTTCGTTACGCTCAACCATGGAAAGCTCTTTTGCCATGTATATGGTGATTATGTACTCCTTGGTATTAATATAGGTATTTTCGGCTTTGATAGAATTATCAAACCTAATAAAATCAATACCTTCCGTGAACTCGTATTGCGTAATTCTGTTTTTAATCCATGCCGCAAATTCTTGTCCGCTCTCAAGGAAAAAATGCAGCGCCCTGGCATCCACTGAATTTACCTTTTCTGTCCCAATGAATTGCTTTGTTACTTCCAAAGTGTTGATAGTTGTTACTTGATTCATTTTTCAAGCTCCTTTTTATATGTTTTTTCTTCATTCCATTTTCGGCTATTGCAAGCAGGGCAAGCAACTGGTTTACCTTCAACCCTTGGAATCCATTTATGACCACAACGTTTACACTCTAATTTTTTCAAACCAATCTCCTTTTTTTGACATCATGATGAAGTTATGCGCTCTTAAAAAGGCAAAGTCAATCAAAACTTTGCCTTTACTTTGTGTTTTTTAAGTGATATTATTTAGACGTTTTCATGGTTCTTTCCTTAGCCCCGGCACAATACTCCTTTTGTGGCCGGGGCTTTCTTTATCTTAATACTCCACGTTTGAAATCTCGAAAATAGATCCGCATTTACATTCAACTATTCTTCCTTCGAGGTCAGACCATTCATTATTAAAAATAGGCCCTGAAAAATCGCCTTCGTCATCGTTATTGTCTGTAAAAAGGTCAAACTTTAAACCGCATTTTGGGCAACAAACAATTAAATTCGCTGTCAGTACTGCCTCTACTCTTTGTCTTTTTTTCAATTTAAACTCCTTTTTTATTTTTAATGCTGGTGATTTATCTACGCTTCTATGTCAAGCGCCCACCTAAAACCACGCCTGTCTGGAGTGTGCTCAATGGTTGCGGATATGATCTTTGCAAGCCCGGCAGCCTTTTCATTATAGATCCAAACATCTGTCTCCGGACCGCCATCTTCTGTAAAGTGCTTTATGCTTTGGTTGTCTATGGGGACCCTTACCCGGTTACATTGCCCGTTCATGATTGCCGAAAAAATTGGTTGTTGAATGAAGATTGAATTCATGATTTCTCTCCTTTGGTTAATAAATAACGTCTGTTACGATAAAATTCTGGCTACATGAAGGGCAAGCAACTTTTATTTCAAGATCAGATCCCACAAGGCTGTCAGGATCGAGAACATATCTCCTAAAATTTTGTAGCTCCAAAATATTTATCATCTCGTAGCAATGAGGACACTCCACAATGATCTCGGTTAAAAGTCTTCCGGTTGTTGTTTTCATAGCGCCTCTTCGAAAATATCAAGCTCAAGTTCGTTTTTTGTAAACCGCCGGTTGAAAGTTTCCTGGTCCATTGCCACGATTGCGCATAATGCCACAACGGCATATTGTCCACGCTCTATCCTCGTCCAGTCTGCCGTTATAACCCCAGGGGCTATCTCTACCACATTACAGCAAAGTTCATTCTCAATCATTGCTATGGACTTTGGGCCTGTATACTGCACTGCTGCCAGGGGCGCCCCGGTCTTTCGATTATAATATTTCACTTGATTCAACCTCCTTTTTGCCTCCGCTTCTTGCCCGTTCGCTCATCCACGTAATTGCCTTATTAAGAGGGATACGGACAGACCCCCCAAGTTTGTACGCTGGCATCCCGGCCTTAATTGCCCGGTCAACCGTCTGTTTGTCAATATTAAGGTATGCTGCAAATTCAATTCTTGTCATGTTCTTGTCTTCCATGTTTTATCCTTTTGTTATGGTTAAGTTCTGGAAAGATACTATCTCAAAAAATGCACAATGTCAATACTAAAAAATAGTTTGAGATACTAAAAGATATTCCTTGACTTGTATCACAGATATGATATTATAGCTTCAAAGCTCAAGGATGACAGGAACACACAGACACCATAAAGGGTCGATGAGACAAGTATCCATTCAGCTCTGACAATAACCGAACGAAAACGAAAACGAGTTTAATAAGGAGAACACCATGGAAAGATTAAAAGCAGACGCAACCGAGCATGAGGGAAACAAGATAATTGATGTAGTTGCAGACTGGAGCATCGTAAAGGTTTCTTATGATCCTAAAACATTTGAAATTGTTGACTTTTTTATCCATGGGATAAAGGTTACTCAAGATGATTTGATAGTGGAGCTTGCCGACACATACGACACTCCTTGGCTACGTGATTGCATCGAAGAGCAAGAAATATACGATGCCGGGAACAATAAATATTACAGATAACCAATAAGCCCCGGCTCACAACCTGGGTAAAAAGGAGAAACCATGAAAAGAACGATTCCGATAGAAATAAAATTGACACCCAAAGAGATAGCCCAGGGATTTTCTGATTTATGCGAAGACGGCCAGGCAGAGTTTTTTAATGAATTGGCTGCAATAACTTCAAAATGGAATAGCCCATTTTGTTTTCAGTTACAAGCCGTGACAGACTCTGAAATCCTTACAGATGAGGGCAGAAAAATTATGGCCACAATAGGCAAATACTCACTCAAATAATTTTAAAGGAGAAACCATGAACCTGAAACAAAAATTAGTCGAGATAAGAAAAAGCATTGGGATTTTGAGAAAGACAGAAAAGGGAGATCATTGTCAATATGTTGATCCGGCATTACTCCTGGCAAAGGCAACGGAGAAAATGAACGAGCTTCAAGTTTTGCTTGTTCCAAATATCGTAGATTCAAGCCTGACAAGAGAGAAGAACCCCACAAAAAACAAGCCCGATGCCGTTGACTTTTGCGTGTCGCTTAGAATGGAAATGACTTTCCACGATGCTGAAACAGAAGAGATTTTTTGCACGCCCTGGTTCGCATTTGGGTCAAATTCAAGTGATCCGGCCATGGCCGGAGGCTCTGCTCTTACATATTCAGAGCGTTATTTCTTGCTGAAATTCTTTAATGTGCCGACCACCAAAGATGACCCTGATTTTCTCAAAGAACAGGTTGCAGGACCCAAGCCGATTGATGAAAAAATGATCGAGTCAATCGAAAAGATGATGACGGCAGCCAGGGTTGACCATGCCGATTATCTTAAATATTTGGGGGTGGCAGCCGTTTCGGAGATCCCCACGGCACGGGTGGGAGTTGTCATGGCTGAACTGAAAAGAATAGCCGACAAAGGTTTTTCAGGGGTTGTAAAATGATAACCGAAAGAGATATTAAGCAAGGATCTCCAGAATGGAACGCCGCAAGAGTAGGCAATCTCGGTGCCACAAGCGTAGAAAGGCTGGTAACGTCCACGGGCAAGAAAGTAGCCCCTGCCACCCGTAAAAAGTTTCTCTATGAGTTTGCCGCAGAGGTTATCCAAGGCTCAAAAAAGGAGTTCAGAGCCACTCCGGCCATGGATCGGGGAACAGAACTTGAACCAAAGGCACGGGCAAGTTTCCAGTTTGAAACCGGGTTGAAAGTTGAAGAGGTAGGCTTAATCTACCCGGACGAAATGAAACTCTGGCACATAAGCCCGGACGGCCTTATTATCGGTCAAAAGAAGGGCCTGGAGATAAAGGCGCCAATGTTATCAACCCACCTGGAATACCTGGAAGAAAACAAGCTCCCGACGGCTTACAAGATCCAGGTCCAGGCAAGTTTGGCCTGCACGGATTACGATAGCTGGTATTTCATGAGTTTTAACCCGGACGTTCGGCCTCTTATCCTGGAAATAGGCAGGGACGAGGTTTTAATTGACACCATCAAAACAGAGATCATGGAATTTTTGTTTGACCTCAAGATTATGGTTGACCGGTATCGGAATTAAAAACAATATTAATATTGAAATATTGTTTGACAATTAATATTAAACAAGCTATAATCCGTTTAATATTAATTGTCAAAAAGGATATAAAATGGTAAATGAAATTGTAAATCTTCACGATGATGAACCAAGAGCAGGAACCTTTCTAATATCTCAAGGATTCAACAGAGAACACAACGAAGTTTTGAGATTGATAAATAAATACAAGGAAAGGTTTTTCAGGCTGGAGAATAATAAGTCGTTCCTGGAACGGTTTATTATTCATAAGGTTCCTTCAAAAACAGCAGGAAGGCCAGTTGAGGAATACCTCCTAAATGAACAGCAAACTATTTTCCTTGGGTCTATTTTTAGAAACACTGATCTTGTTTTGGATTTCAAGGAAAGACTTGCTAATGATTTTGTTCATATTAAAAAAAGCTTATCTGCACTTAGAGAACACAAACACAACCCGTCATACCAAATAACCAGGGATGCCGGAAAACTCGTAAGAAAACAAACAACAGATGAAATGCAAAGATTTGTTGAATATGCAGAATCACAGGGCAGCAATAATGCCCACAGGTATTACACGTCTATAACCAAGATGATGAACGGACTTTTATTTATAGTTGAGGGAAAATATAAAAACTTGCGGGAGGTGATGTCAACCCAACAACTCATGACAGTAAGTTCCGCAGAACAGATAATCGATAGGGGCCTTAGAGTCGGCATGAACAAAAAGCTGTTTTACAAGGATATTTACCAGGATGTTAAATCAAAGGTTATGATTTTCGCAGAACTACACGGCCAGAGTCACGTAATTGACGATTGCTTAAAGATTGAAGTTTAAGGAGAACAACCATGAAAATAGAAATTGAAATAACAAGTTGCAAAGATTGTATTTACAGAAAAATATGGGACTTTAATTCCGAGCATTGGGAATATTGTAACCACAAAGACAATGGTCGTGGATTCGATGACAAAATAATTTGTTGGAAAATCCGATATTTTGAGAGAACTCCAGAATGGTGTCCTTTGGGTCTTGGAAAAAAACCATGAAGGAAATAATACTCAACTCAAAAGCTCGGCAACAGGAAGCCATAGATACTATTAATCTCCTGGAAGTTGACGGCTCTATGGTTGTGCAAATCAAGAAGGTGGATAAAAGCGGAACAGCGGCCCAGCGCAGACTCTATTGGCTATGGGTTAAGGAGATAAGTGAATCAGGAATAGGCCGTCATGACACCGTGGAAGAAGTCCACCTTGAACAAAAATGGGAATTCTGCCTGCCGATACTGAAAGAAGAAGACGAAGTTTTCGGTATTTTGTATGGGGCTTTCAGAAATGCGATAGAAGGTTCCCTTGTTATGTCCGAAGCCTGCAAAATCTTCTGCAAGGACTACATCAGCACAGAGAGATTAACCCGGAAGCAACGGGCAAGGATGCTCACGGAAATGCAACGCAAGTGGACACGGGAGGGGGTCAATTTGACCGACCCAGATAACTTTGGCAAGGATCTTCTAAAATACGCGTGAGGCGATAAAATGGCAGAACCAACATTGTATTTGTCTGAGTTCAATGAAGAAAAAACATGGAAGTTTAATTGCCCTGTTTGTGGGGAAACAGAGGAAACATATTACAACCCTTTTGATACTCTGCTGGTACATTGCTACTACTGCGGAGCAAAGATCACCGTGTTGGAGCGCAAAGAATGAACCCTCAACCCAAGCCAGAAAAGAGAATAAAAGAAAGGCGAAAGCTCAGTCGGGAACTTGTCCAACAGGTGTTTGAAAATTATAATTACCAATGCCAATACTGCTTGATGATATTTCCCCCGGGAGACCACGCCCTTGACTGCCAACTCCATGCACATCATTTGAAACATACTTCGCAAGGAGGAAAAGATGAGATTGATAATTTAAAACCGGCATGTTTTTCGTGCCATGCAAAACACGGATGGGTATCAAAGATTGATCGGTGTGACCTTGACATTAAAAAATACATAAACTCAAAGGAAACAAAATGATCCAGAGAAAAACATTTGCAGAAATAGATAATCTTTTTAAACAATTGATCAAAGATATGTGCTGTACCATGGAGAACACAGACCATGAAACGGAAGAGACAAAAAGCCTTGATACCGCCATGAGCCAAATTGTCGATGAATACTATTCAGCCTGCAAACAGCACCCCCATTGGCCCACTGATATCGTCCATCAAACCGCGATCATGATGGAAGAGGCAGGGGAAAGCATCCGTGAGGCCCTGCGGATCGAATACAAAGAGGGAGCTTGCCTGGATGATCTGAAAAAGGAGGTTATTCAGACTGGGGCTATGTGTTTGAGGCTGCTGATAAATCTCCCCAAATAAAACCATTTAAGGGTCTACCCGTAGGCCCTTAATAAACAAATCCCATTCCAACAAATAACTTGACATATGTTACAACAAGGGATAGAATAAAAACCATGGAAACTTATCAGAAAGTAAAAAGGTTCACTCTCAGATTGAGACAAGACCAAATCGAAAAACTAAAGGAGATAGCTGAGGTTGAGATGGAAACATCATCTGAAGTTATCAGGAAATTTATCAACCAGTACGAATTGCCAAAAAAGGAAACTAAATGAAAAACGTGCCAAGTGTTATTGATGGAATTGAGTTCTCAGTTAACGGAAATATCCGTGTGTCATCAATCCAAATAGCAAACAAATTTGAAAAAGATCACAAAGAAGTTTTGAGATCTATAAGAAATCTTGATTGTCCAATTGGTTTTGCCGAGCGCAATTTTACGCTGGGCGAATACACAGACAAGAACAATCAAAGAAGGCCACATTACCTTTTAACAAGAGATGGAATGTCTTTTCTTGCAATGGGGTTTACTGGGGCTAAGGCTGCCGTATGGAAAGTTGATTTTATTGAAGCATTCAACAAAATGGAAGCGTTCATAATTTCCGAGCATGAGCGCAAAAAATCAGATGATGAAGCAAAACTTGAATGCAGACCGATGGCCCAAGCCTTGCTTAATATAAGAACGGAAGCAGGAAAAAACACAAAGCCTTTCCATTATTCCAATGAACACACTTTGATTTATAAAATTGTTCTCGGAGCCACAAAAAAGCAATGGTGCGAAGTTCATGGCATTGACAGCAAAGAAAGATTCAGGGATCATATGCCCGCCCCAATGATAAAAGCCATCGCAGATATGCAAAGAGTGAACACTGATTTGATTGAGCTTGGAATGGAATATGAAGACCGCAAAGCCAAGCTTGACAAACTTTACACCAAGCGGCATTTACAGGCATGTCTTGAAGAGATCAATAAGATAGAAGAATAAAACAAGGAGAACCACCATGGCTTTACAATTTAAAGAAACAGACTACTATCTAAAAGTTTCTGAAGAACTGATAAGGATCGCTGAAAAAATAAAAGATGGGTCTATACTGATAGAGGATTTTGCTCGTGAGATGACAGAGCCTTCCGAGCCTTCATTTGTATTCTCGTTTTCACATTTACGCAGAGACCCCACTAAAGTGAAAGATAGCAGCGTACGCAATGGGTACGAAAAGGGCATTGTGAAATTGAGTTTTTTGGAAAAGATGTAGTTTTACATAACAAGGAACCCCATGAAAACAAACCAGATGGAATATAACCAATTTCTCCAAAACAAAAGCACCATAAACCACAGCCACGGTCACAAATGTCTGGCCGATCTGTCAAGGGTGTTTCATTACCAAAAGCCGGTCATTGAATGGGCCTGTGAAAAAGGCCGGGCTGCAATCTTCCAAGATTGCGGTCTAGGAAAATCTCTTGAACAATTGGCCTGGGCTGATTCGGTTTGCCGGAAAACAAACGGATCTGTATTGATCCTTGCTCCGCTATCGGTTGTTTCACAAACTCAAAAAGAGGGCGTGAAATTTGGGTTTGACGTGAACATTGCACGGGATGATTCAGCGGTAAAGAAAGGGATCAATATAACGAATTATGAGATATTGAATCATTTCAATTGTTCAACATTTGATGGGGTTGTCCTGGATGAATCCGGAATCCTGAAAAATTTTGCGGGAAAGATAAGAAACGACATTGTGTCATTTTTTAACGGCACTCCATACAAATTGGCTTGCACGGCAACGCCAGCACCAAATGACATGATGGAAATAGGGAACCATGCTGAATTCCTGGGGGTTATGTCAAGGAATGAAATGCTGGCAACCTACTTTGTTCATGACGGAGGGGAAACATCAAAGTGGAGATTGAAGGGCCATGCTCCCAAGGCATTCTGGAAATGGATGTCATCATGGGCCTTGATGATGAAAAAACCTTCAGATATCGGGTTCTGTGATGAAGGGTTTGAACTTCCACAACTCAACATGAACTACCATTTTGTTGAGTATGGAGAACCGGCAGACGGAGAACTTTTTAAAGCCCCGGCTATTGGCCTGGATCAACAAAGGGTCGTTAGGCGGGAATCAATAAAGGCCCGGATAAAAAAGGTGCTTGAAATAATCAATGATGAACAATGGTTGATATGGTGTGATCTCAACGATGAATCATTTTATCTTAAAAAAATGGTCCCCAATTCAGTGGAAGTTAAAGGGTCTGACAAACCGTTACACAAAGAGCAATCTATCGCAAATTTTATCAGCGGAGACAGCCAAACCTTGATCAGCAAAGTTAAAATATTTGGGTTCGGATTGAATCTACAGCATTGCCACAACATGATTTTTTTTGGTTTGTCTCACTCATACGAGGCTTTATATCAGGCAATAAGGCGATGCTGGAGATACGGGCAAAAACACCCGGTAAACGTCCACATAATCGTAACCGATATGGAAAGGCCCATAGTCGAGAATATTCAGCGGAAACACGAACAGGCCGAGGTCATGTCAATTGAAATGATCAAACAAATGGCTGATTTTACCAAAGAAGAGATCACGAAAACAATCCGGCAAACGTCCGAATACAACGCAAAAAAACAAATCAAATTGCCTTCATGGGTAAAAGGAGAATAATTATGAATGGAGTTATTGACCATGTAGTTACTGACAGGTATGCACTGTACAATGGCGATTCAACGGATGTCATGAAGAACTTCCCAGACAATTCGATTGATTTGTCTGTATATTCTGTGCCTTTTAATTCGTTATACACATATTCAAACTCGGATCGGGATCTCGGAAACTGCAAAAGCCCCGAGGAATTTTATGATCACCTGGGATATATTGTGGCTGAAATATTCCGAACCACCAAACCAGGCAGGATATCAGCATGTCACTGCATGAATATCCCGGCCATGAAGGAGCGGGACGGGTATATCGGCCTTAAAGATTTCAGAGGGGATCTGATTAGGCTGTTTCAAAAGCACGGTTTTATTTTCCATTCTGAACATTGCATATGGAAAGATCCCCTCCTGGAAGCGGTAAGAACAAAGGCCCTTGGATTGATGCACAAACAGCTTTGCAAAGACTCTACCATGTCCAGGGCAGGCATCCCTGATTATCTCCTTGGGTTTCGCAAGCCAGGGGGGAATGATGAAGTTGTTTCCCACCCAGAAGGATTGACAGAGTTTTACGGGGAGAATGAGCCTGCCGATGATGTGGGAGATATGGACAATGACAGCCAATGGGGAGCCATCGCAAGAGAGATTAATCCCCCTAAAAAGAAGATATTACCGCATGAGCGATGGAGAAGGTATGCCAGTCCGGTATGGATGGACATAAAAATGACAAACACTCTCCAGTACATGTCGGCAAGATCAAGCGAAGATGAGAAGCATATCTGCCCGCTTTCTCTGGATGTGTCAAGACGGGCTATCCAACTATGGAGCAATCCAGGGGAAACAGTCTTAACCCCGTTTATGGGCATCGGCAGCGAGGTTTATTCGGCGGTTGAACTTGGCAGGATGGGCCTTGGGATTGAGTTAAAGGAAAGCTATTTCAGGCAGGCAATCAAAAACATCAAAACTTTAGATGGGCCAAGCCAGCTTGATTTGTTCGCATAAAAAGAGGCATCATGAATAAAACAAATAAAAAGATGACAGAGCTTGCAATGATAATCAGCATCCCGGAGTTTACCAAGGATCAAGTCAAGCCGGGGAGACTAAAAAACCTTTACAACAGGCTAACAAAAACGGCAACAAAAGAGCTTGAGGCAATTCCCAGGGCAACGATAAGGGAGCTTGATATAATAGAGTCTTTAGTCGGAAAATTCGGCAAAGAAACCGGATGGGAAGGAAAGCCCAAGCACATTATTACGCTCGTGTCATTTTGCCTTGATTTGATCGAGCGATCAGAGTTTAAATATAACCCCAGGATAACCGAAACTCTCAACGATATTGTGGAATACTTTGAGAGATCCGGAAAGGCTCCTGCTCCGTCATTTTGGGCAGGGTCTGTGGCTGCAAACAAATGGAAAAGCATAATGGAGTCATGATGAAAAAAGAAGACGAAAAGCTATACTACCCATGTCAGGAGTTTTTTGCAGTCCTGGGATTTTACCCGGCGAGGGATCAGCGCAAGAATGAAGATGATGACAATGAGGATGTTGACGATGATAAATCATTACGTTAAACTTGGGTTTATGACATTAATATGGAGGCAGAACTGTGGAAATTAAAGAACTTACAGAACGTAAAGAAGAGATTGCAGCAAAGGTCCATGACGCATGGTGGGAAACCAAGAAGGCAGCCGGGTTTCATGCACCAGTTGACTGCCCAAAGATAAAATCATTAGGTTTTTATAAGACCCCAGAACGTTTTAAGTTTTGTGATCTGTGTCACCCAGATATGTATCCTTACGATAGTTTGCCAGAAGATATTAAAGATTACGACAGGGTAACCGTTGATACAGTACTTAAGGCCATATCAGAGATTGAGATAATGTCAAGAGACGATATTTTTATTCGCCACATCAAAAAACATTTACATCCTTGGGAACATGTCATATGCAAGATATGCAGAAAAACAGCGGACGAAATCATCAGATCAGAGAGAACGTGTCATGAATAGTTGATTTTTTAATAAGCCATCCCGCACAAAATTACGGGATGGTTTATTTTTATTTTGAAAGCATGGCCTGCACATGCTTTGCCACAAACTGCATCAGGATATTAGCATGTTTCTTTTCGTCTGCTGCAATGTTCATGGCGATGGCTTTAAGCTCCTGGTCCTTGCAATATTCTGCAATCTCAAGATATTCCTTAACTCCACCAACTTCATCGGTCAGTGCAGCCATTGCCATTTCAAGATCCGATTTTTCTTCCATCAATATCGCTCCTCTCTTTTTTCGAGATAACGGTTAACTTTATTTGATTGAACATTAACGGCAGCGCCACAATTGCCGCAATACTTCATAAAATGCAAAACCGCTGGGATCCCGCACAGCTTGCAAACAAAACCAAAACCATTCCACTGCACGGCCTCTTTTGTTGCAAGATCAGCGTCTGTTAAAACCATTCCCTTTTTTGCATTAGGACCGCCAATGTCATATGGAGTTGATTCTTTTTCAAGCAAATCTTTAGGTTCTGTCATGATATTCCTTTATGGCGGGGCGCATTGGCCCCGCCTGTTTAACGATTAAGACTTGCTGCACTGGCTGTTAATGGCCTGGACAATTGCGTTTGCATTAGCATTGGCATTGGCATTGATTGCACCTACAGTGGCATTGATGTTGTTCTGGTCAACGGCTGCCCGGATTGTGTTCTGGTTGATAAGTTCCCTGGTTGCGGTCCCCTCAGCGGATACGAGTTTCTGAGTTTCGCAGCAGCATTTCAACATTTCAATTTTAAGTTCACAACAACACTGAGCCGCCGCCGCCGCCTGATGAGCAGCATCAAGCCTAATGGCTGCCAAGCTGTCACTGAGCCTAAGTTCTCCCTGAAACTGCCCGTCTCTCAAGGACGTAATGGCAGCGTTGAATCTGCCCTCAAAGTTCTGTGCGGAGATACGATCAAGGCTGGCTCCAAGAACTCCAGTAACGCAAGATGCAGCATCACGGGTTACGCCCTCATTTCTGTTGATTCGCACGGCATTAGAGCTTACATCCGCATACTGCCCGCCGTAATTATATCCACCAAATCCAGCCAAACCAAGCCCTCTACCAGTCAGAATGTCAGTAGTTCCGAAACCATTTTCCATTTTTGAGTCTCCATATATGTGCTGTCAGCGTTATTGCTGATTGATCCGGGAATAAAAAACCCCATCTACAGCTCCGCAAGCCGTAATGGGGTCTTTCTTTTCCGCAATGTATGGAGTGTGGGACGGCTGGCTTGCGGGAACCAGTCTCGGAAATGGCCATTTCCGCCCACGCTTTATATTTCTCATATTTTATTCATGGTGTCAAGTTTTATGAAATAGTTCTTGACTTTGTTAACGTGTAGATATATATTGAGCCATACACAAAAAAGGAGGTTATTAAATGAAAAAGTTCGTAATGAGAATTGACGAGGAGTTGCATAAAAAGTTTAAACATTATGCAGTTGAAAAGGGCCTTACAATGACCGAGATAATTTTACAGCACATCAAAGACGATGTTAAAGAGGAGAAAGATGATGAAGAATTTACCCAAGGTAATTGATGGAATTGAGTTTGTGATTAATGGCGGAGTAAGAGTTTCCTCTATAGAAGTTGCTTTGAGTTATGGGAAAAGACATTCCGACGTCATTAGGGCTATAGAAAAATCGGGTCAATCTCAGCAATTCACTGAACGCAATTTTGCGTTGAGTGAATATAAGGATGGTTCCGGTAAAAAGAACAAATATTACCTTATGACACGAGATGGTTTCTCTTGCTTGATAATGAAATTCACCGGAGATAAAGCGGCACAATGGAGGGAGTCTTTCCTTGATGCTTTCAACAAAATGGAATCGTTCATAAAAAACGAGGCTATTCGTAAAAGATCAGATGAAATAGCAAGGTTTGGATGCAAGCCTATGACCGATGCTCTTTTGAATATCAGGAATGAACTGGGAAAAGAAACAATGCCACATCATTTTTCAAATGAACATACATTGATTTATAAAATAGTCCTGGGCGTTACAAAAAAGAAATGGTGTGAGATTCACGATATCGATATAAACGAGCGTTTCAGGGACCATATGCCAGAGCCAATTATCACAGCCATTGCCGACATGCAAAAAGTAAATACTGCCTTGATTGAACTTGGTATGGATTACCAGGAGCGAAAAGACAATCTTAAAAAACTATATTCGAGGCGGCATCGTCAGAATTGCCTTGATATCATTACGGCATTGGAGGAATGATAGAATGGCCTTTCAAGTCTTCAAAGAGAACGGATGGAAGATCAGGACTGTAACCGAAGATGAAAAGGCTATCGTTATAGCCGATACCCTGGGGGTCTCAACTAAATGAAATTAAAGATCTACACCATCGGCGCAATATCAAAAGATCCCAACTGGAAAAAAAAACTCCAGAGGATCAAAGATCATTACGAGGCTCTTGGGTATCAAGTTCTGTCTCCGCTCGATTACGAAGATGGGTTGACATATGAGGCATATATGAGGCTCAGTATGAACTATGTGTTTGAATGTGATTTGCTGGCGGCGTTGCCGGACTGGGAAGAGTCTCCAGGGGCGATTGCGGAGGTGGCTTTGGCCAACTGTTTACGGAAACCCGTTTTGTTTAGAGGAGAAGATCATGAAAAAAGCAACCCCTTCACTGTCAATCGAGCTTAGTGTCCGTTGTCCATTGTGTAAACAGCGTGTCAACCTGCTTGAAAATAACGAGCTGTTGGAGGAACTGTTTTCGGTAACCGATCCGTGGGCCGATCATCTTCCGGCTATTGAGGAAACGGTCACCTGTCCAGTTTGTAATGGTGAATTCATACTTTATGGAGTTTTTTGGTAGGAGGAAATATGAAAGATAAAGTTTACGCCTTAAAATCATACTCATTGTTAAAACATGCACGGAAGATCTTTGGCACAGGTATAATTAAAGGGGCTTGGAAGCTTGGTTATTACAGCTTGCATGATAAAGACTATTACATCTCTTCCGCTAAAGCTCCATATCCTAAAGATGCTATTGGGGACGGCATTATCAATATCGGAGGATCGGCAAACATACTCTTGCTATTTTCGAGCGGAAAATATGTGGAGTTTGGAACATCAGAATGGGCGCATATATCAAAATTTAAATACGAGATGGTGGAAATAGAATGAAATATGAAAAGTTCGAGTTCTGCAAGGCCAAGAAGTGTATCAACTTGCAGTCAAAAAACTGGATTATAAAATGTCTTTGGCTCCCAAAGGATTGTGTTTTTACTGCCAAAGAGTTTCATGAATGGCTAAATAAAAATGGGTTTGAGATCGTGAAAAAGGAGAAATAATGAACCTACCAGACCGAATAAAATAATGGGAGACTACAAATGAGAGAATTTGACATAACAGTGATGGTTGTTTATGTGGGGAGCGTAATTGCTGCCATAGTTGGGACGATTTTCAACTTCTGTATCTTGGACAATTTTCTGTATTGACTTTAAAAATGTAAAAGAGTACAAACATAAAAAAGGATCAAATAATGAAACAGTTAACAATCAAGATTCCAAAAGATTTACATTACAAGTTTAAAGGCCTTGCCCATGTCCATGATAAAACAATGTCGGAATTAGTATTGACGGCAATACAGGATTTTATTATGGATGATGACCGCAAGAAAAAAGAAGGGCTTATCAATGAATCGGTCACTGACAAGCCCGAACAGTCACAACTTAAACAAGGATAAAAATTATGACAGTAGGAAACTTTAGCACAAGTTCTGCAATAAATCAACTGGTAAGAGTTTCAGAAGCTGCAATCGGGGGAGAGGTTGTCAATTCAGTTGACGCTCGGGAACTTCATTCTTTCCTTGAAGTTGGTCAAGATTATTCAACATGGATAAAAGGCAGGATCGAGCAGTATGGGTTTACACAAGATATTGATTTTATTCAATTCCATAATTTTGTGGAATCAAATTCTAAAGCCCGTGTAGAATATGCCCTTTCTCTTGACATGGCAAAAGAGCTTTCCATGGTTGAGAAAAACGACAAAGGAAGAGCTGCAAGGAAGTATTTCATTGAATGTGAAAGGGTATCTCGGAGAGTAAAAGCCCCGGCACAAATCCCGGAAACCGTTCAATGCCAATTGATGGGAGCGGAGACAATCGCCAGGATGTTAAATTATTCGGATGCGTCAAAGATTGATATTGTCTCAATGGTTTACAAGGCAAATAATATCAGCAGCTCCTTTCTCCCGGAATATGTGGAAAAGGCAAGGGTGGTATTCTCAGCAACTGAGCTTTTAAAAAAGAACAATCTCCCAATAAATGTTAGGGTATTTAATGCCCTTATGGTGGTGGCAGGATATCTTGAGGAAAAAGAAAGACCTTCAAGCAAAGGGGCGAAGACATTTAAAGCATTGACAACAAAGGGATTGAAGTTCGGTCAAAAAGATGTGAGTCCCCAGAATAGACTTGAAGTTCAGCCCCATTATTATGAAGATACTTTCAACGAGCTTTATAACGAGTTAACAGCCTAATAAAAAAAGCCGCTCCGATAACATTAACCGGAGCGGCTCATATCTTAAAAGTTGCTGCCAATTCCTAAAAAAGCCCCGATCCTTACCCCGATATACCCTATCTTTTTAGTGATCCACCACCCGGTTGTGCCAACGTCTGCCTGAAACTCCAAATCAGACCACGCCCGTTGCGCTGTGTTCTTTGCCTTGCTACATCTATAGTCATGTTTTATTGACGCCAGCGGGTGATCATGCCGAGGGAACAACCCCCGAAAAATAAATGGGATAGAGTTGCCGTCCCACGAAAATCCCGCCGGGATAAGATCCGTTGTGCCATCCCACATCTTGCACTCAAGAGATAAAGTTAGTGCCCTAAGTTCCGGTTTTCCTGGAACCGTCCGCATAAAAAGAATCGTTCCGCTGTGAGCCATTATTTCGTGGCCCTCCCCACTGCAATGCCGAACAGGCCGGAGAAAAGGCTATTGATTATAGTTGCCTTTTCTTGCTCCATTGGACCTGAGAAAATGATCGACACCCCCAGGATGACCACGGCAATAATCACCAGGTTCTTATCGTCGGCAAACCATGTCATTTAACTTTCTCCAATCTCTTGGCCAGACGCTCGGCTCGTTTCGGGCTGTCCTTTCTCCAAAGTTTTGAATCCCTAAGTTCCATGGCTGCGATCTTCCAGTGCCTGTTTTTTATGGCATCAATGAAGCGATAGAAACCCCGGAATGAGCTGTACCCAAGCTGGTGGTACATATTTATCAGGACGTGCTGAACCTCGTCCGGGAACTCTTTGAGGTCGGAAAATATTATTTTAAGCTCGTAAACATTAATCTTGACATCGTTATCAAGGAGATAATACGCTCCCTCTGTTGAGATCGTGAGGTCTTTATATCCTTTGCCCTTATAATTCAAGTGTTCCCGCTCGGCAGGCGTTAACCCCCTGTCGGTTAAGTTGTGTCCAGCCCCCACGGTCAACTTGCCAGCAGTGCAATAATACGGGACAAGCCTGATTCCCTCGTCAACAACCAGGTCTTTGTAAACTTGCTCCAATATCATTGCGGCCATCCCACGCTGAGATCAGTATCAATATCAACATCAAGCATCTCTGAAAGCTCACGCTCTCGACTGAAACAAGCCTGAACATGATTAATAACAGCCCGTGCCATGGTCGTTATCGTTGCTGCGTCAACCTGGATCCAACCGTTTGTGGTTTTGTAGTCAATGACCTTTGCAGGGTCAAGCTGCACGGCGGTATAAGCACTGTTAAGCATGGCCTGGTCCTCTCGGTCCGTTGTGATTGTTATCCCGGCGACTGTTGTTCCTCCGATCTCGTGTTCATAGCGGATCTTGGCAAGCTCGGCCTTTCGCTCGTAGATGGTTGGCGTGGGCTTGATATACGGTGTAAGCTCACCATTTTTAACAATCCAACCTGTCTTGCAGTCATCTGTGCAATCTACCCATATAAGCGGCTCGGCAACATCAAAGGTATCGGTCTCTATTTGGATTACTTTATTTTCAAAGATTAATGCTTTCATTATTTATACCACCTCACTATGATCATTCCATCGCCACCTTGTCTCCCGTTTGCACTTGCCCCAGGCCAACCACCTAAGCCCATGCTGCTTTTTGCTGGAATTGCGTAGGAGGTCTCAATATTGGCATGCATCATAAAAGTTCCACCTATTACACCATTCAGGCCCTGGCCTCCTTTAACATTCATAGATCCCCCAACACCTGTACCACCACGCCCAAGAGCTGTCTCCCCGGATATACCCCCTCCTTCTCCTCCTGTGGCTGAAAGATAAGATCCGAAAGAAGTAGTTGTTCCTGTTACACCATTAGTTGTGTTTGGATAAACGTATGTCGCACCCAATCCACCAACACCAACGGTTGCGACTATTGATTGCCCCGGTGTTACTGCAATATATTTTTCAGAATATCCCCCACCTCCCCCAGGGGGATAATAGGACTGTGCCGCACCACCTCCCCCGCCAGGCCCCCAAACTTGAACAAATAAAAGTTTTACCTCTGATGGGACAACAAAAGTTTTTGATGCTGTTATGTATTCGCATCCAGGCGTAACTCCCCCACTCCATTCTACACCCGTCGCCGCACTGTTTACGCACAAAGATTTAAAAGCATTCCCTGTTAAACTTGGCAATCCAGCCGCACTTTGGACGGCTGCGGCTGTAGCTTCAACGCTTGACTTCAAAATAGCGGTTTTTAAAGAGTAGTGTTTTGCTGAATACTCTCCGGTTGTTACTTCGCTATTTTCAGCTTTTGATGCCCAATCCTTTGCGCTACCTGTTGTCGCTACAGTCCCGACTGCATGCTCTTTTGCTGAATACTCCCCAGTTACAACAACAGAGCCTGTTTTTGTAGCCCAAGTCTTTGCACTCCCTACGGTTGCAACAGTTCCAATGGCGTACTCTTTAGCAGAAAATTCCGAAGCTGCAACTGCTGATCCTGTTTTTGTAGCCCAAAGTTTTGATGATCCATCTGTTGTTGTGCCAGTGGCGTTAGCTATCGATAAATCCCTGGCAGTTTCTGCATTTGTTTCTGCAAGTTCGGCGGCCACCTGGTTTGCTGCTGCTGCCGTCTGTTTGTTATTAACATCAACCTGCAACGCGTTTGCCTGGTTTGTCCAAGTTTCAAGAGCTGCCACCCATAAATCACCTTTTGATTCAAAGATGGGGGGTGGATCTGTGTGTTGTGGTGCTGGTGGTAAGGGTGATATTGCCATTTTATACTAATCCTTCTATTGTTATGGAGCATTGCGCCCCGTCTATTCCGCTACCTGAAAAATGGTCTAAAACTACGGAAAAATCTCTGTAAAACCCATAAATAACTGTTGATTCAAATTGTTCATCAGCCACCCACAACGCTGGAGTTGTGTAGTATGGCTGTATGAGTTTTTGAATGTAACCTGTTCTTTCATTTGGAAGGACAATGCTATCGGTTAAGGTTTTTGAATAATTCCTTGGAATGAGGGAATAGCCTCCAAAGTCATCCTGTTCTTTTTTTGAAAAATTTTCTGTTCCAAACTCAACACCCCATAAAGAATCGCCTATTTTTACGACAGTTCCAGGGATACATAAACCGCACTTAACCACCTGGTCTACGCTCCCAGAAATAGTTACTATTATTTGCTTTCCTCCGCAAACCGGAATGTCTGTCAAAACAATATCGGTTTTTCTTTCAATAGGAGAATAGAAAAATTCATACCAGTTGCTTGCAAACGATAAATTCATGGGTATGTCAATATCATATTCTGTATTTCCAGATATAATAATTTCTACATTGATGCTTGACGATTCAACATTCATAATCCCAATAGCATCACATCTACCAATATCCAGAATTATCGATATGCTACCTAAATTTGTGGTTTGATCATAATACGAATCGTTAAACATTTTATATTTATTTGTTGTCCCTATCTCTATCCATGCTGGCTCTACACCTCCAATATTATCTGGTGGATACAAGTTTGTGCTTGATTTTGTGGCTTCATATTGCTTATGGGTTGCCACAACTATTACCTTTTGGCCCACGGCATATGTAGTTCCGCTACCCCAGATTGCATAATCGTTTTCTGCAACGTTGGAAACGGAAAGTATGCTATCTGTTATTTTGACTGGTTTTATTAGTTTCATGCTGTCCTTTGCTCCGGCATTCCATCATAATCAAACTTTCTTAAAGTCTTCGTTGTCTCTTGTGTGTTTTTTGCTATCTGAAAGTTTGCCCTGGCAGATTCTGCCCGCAAAGATGATACCTCTTCACGCAGCTTTCTAATTTCAGATATTAAACTTGATGTATTTAATTGGTCAAGTGGTACGATTGCCTCGGGTCCGTGGAAGGTTGCGTTTACGCTATATCCAGATGAAGGCCCGGATAGAATACCTCCGTCTGCAAAGCCCAATCCACTGTCTTGAGATACAGATCCAGAAACAGGCAATAACATGCCTGATAAAGAGGAATTAAACGCCCACTGTGCCGATGATAGATTGTTGACAGCATTGGCAACTGACAGCACTCCATTATTTATATTTAAGAGGCTGTTTAGCTGTGCTTCGAGCTGAACAGTTTGCGTTTGCAGCAAAGTATTTGCGCCGTCTGATGCATATTGAGCTTTTTGATACTCTGTAACGGCCTGCTCAAAAGATATAACCGACTTGTCTACGCCAACAACCAAATCATACTGAGCTTGCATGTTTTCAAGTATGATCTCATGATGTTTATTTTCAATTGTTATCTGGTCTTCAAGATTCTTTACTATTTGTTGCTGCTCTGTTAATTGGCTACCGGTCAAATCTTCAAGTTGAGAAATTGCCAGATAAGTTTTGATAGAATCTCTTTTATAATCAACAGAGCTGGCATAATCAGACTGTGTTTGTGAAGTCAATATTCCAAGATTAGGGACAACAGTTTCTGTTTGTGAAAAGTCTCCGCTTTTTGCTGCTGATATTGCATTTTTCAATTGAATTGTTACAGCCTCAAACGTCAATGCCGCTGAATCTGTTTCCATGGATTCCCGAGCTGACTTAATAGATTCAAAAGCTGATTCTAACGTTTCGGTTGTTTTTGTTGCTTCTTCCATGCTGACTGTTAGTTTGTTTACCATAGCCTCATGGTTAGCGGTTAAATTGGTCTGCTCTGCATCAAAAGAGCGATCAAGTAGATCTTTTGATTTGTTTAGGTATTCTTCGGCTGCATCGGCAAGTGATTGGTACATTGATATTTGAGATTCAATAGATTTTTCAAGCGCATCCTTAGCCACATCTGTTGCTACCTTTTCATCTTCAAGCGCCCAAACTCTTTCTTGTGTAGCCCTTAATGTTTGATCCATAGCCAAAAGTTCAAGAGATCTCTGTTGAGCTATTACTTTATTTAGGGATATCTCATCACCTAATAAAGTGTAAAGCTGGCTATCAAGGTTTAATTTATTGTTTAGAAGTTCAGATGCTTTTTGCCTTGCTGTATTTTCTTCCTCAATAAGCCATATTTTCTTCTGTGTATCTCTTAGTGAAATGTCCATAGCAGCTAAAGTAATATCTCTCTGTTGAGCTATTACTTTATTTAGGGATACCTCATCACCAAGTAAGGTATATAGTTGGTTTTCAAGTGAAAGTTTATTGTTTAGCAGCTCTTTAGCTTTTTCTACTATCTTAGACTCATCCTCAAGATTCCAAATTATTTCTTGTAGTGGTTTAAGACTCGCATCTAAACTATCAATTTCAAGCTTACGTGTCTCGATAAGCGCACCTGCTGCATCATCAGATAGCTCCATAATTCTAATTTCTAAGGATTTTTTACTCTCTGCAACTTTAGCAACCATAGTAGCTTCATCAGCTATATCTTGTAACATCTCTGAAACTGTAACACCAAACCCATCGGCAAGAGCCTGGATGGTTTCTGGCGACGCTGTGGATATAAAGTCAACCGCCTCGGCGCTGTGGCTTGCGCTGGGCGTTACATCATATTTGTCTTTAAAATTGGTATTGAATAGGTCTTCATTTGTAAGTTTACTAGAGGCCATGAGTATATTATTAATGCCATTTACAATAGTTTCTGCTTTCTCTTTTGCTATAGATATCTCTGAGGCAACCATATTAGCCTCATCTGCGATGTCTTGCAGCATCCCGGATACTGTGACACCAAAGGAATCTGCGAGTGCCTGTATTGTATCAGTTGATGCTGTAGAAATAAAAGACACAGCTTCTGTGCTATGCTGCTCACCAGGAGATACACCATACTTATTAGCAAATGTTGTTTTGAAAAGTTCTTGTTCTGTTATTCTCTTTGAAGCTATAAGGATATTATTAACACCATCAGTAATAGTATTAGTCAACTTCTCCATGGCCTCTCTGGTATCCTCGTTGGCATCCTCAAGATAGGCATAATACTCATCAGCAGACTCCGACATTTTAAGCATAGAAATATATGCTTTCTTACCTGACTCTGTTGTTAAGTCAAGACCATCTACAACATCCCTGTACATCTCTCTTGTATTTGGTAAATCAATCTCAAAATCTTTAAGTGACTCTGTGAGTAGTTCACCGATATCTACTTGTTTTTCTTCATCAGAAAAAAATGAATCATAGTAGTTACTTGCATACTCCGAGAATGTCTCAAGACCACCAGCAATGTCTAAAAGTCCTTGGGAGAATGCAATAGCTTCTGATGGGATATCAGCATCTTTAAAGGCATTACCAAGTTTATCTAATGTGTCCATGACTATAATTTTCTCAGAGGCTACTCGTACAGCCGTTTCAAGCATTCCTTCGCCAACGGTCTGGTATTGCCCCACCAGCTCACCGAATAGCGCAGTTGCAGCCTGATCTGTTATTGACGACAGGGCAGCATTAAGGGCCTCGTTAATCTCGTCGGAAGTCTCAAGGTTTTTAAGGTCGATTTTTCCGATTGAAAAGGCAAAGTCTTGGACAGTCTGAACATCCTGCCCAACTATCTCGGCAATGGAGACAAATGTGTTTCCAAGGTTTTTAAAGATTTGAGTAAACAAGTTGTCAACTTCTGCGCCAAGATCCTCGGTCCTTGTGCTAAGTTCTGTTTTATCGCTGTGAAACCAGCCGCCTTCTGTTTCGGTCTTGATATCGGCGAACTTGATAGTATCAATCAAAGACCCCCCGATAAGCTCCCCAATCTTTACGGCATCCGTGGTCGTTATGCCTTGGGCCAGAACAGAGGTTTCAGAACCTCCTCCGAATATTTTACCGGCAATATTACCAAGAGCGTTGTTTGCCCAATCAGCTATCCCGCCGAATATCGCGTCTTTAAATCCAAAAATAGAGGTTAAGAATCCAGTGGTTGCACTTTCAAGCAAACCCCTGAACCCCTCCTCGATATCGCCCATAACCCAATCTGTATTAATCCCCATATCGGCGGCGGTAAATCCACCTGCTCCACCTCTGAACAATGTAGATACCAACCCAGTGATATTGGAATTTAAGTCTTTCATTTCATCATGGATACCCTTAAGCTCGGCATAATCTTCCAGGTGCATATCTTCCCAAAACTCTTCAATGTTCTTTAGGGATTCGCTTTCTGCCGTGCTATTCCCGAGTACCGAGCCGGTAACGTTTGTTGCCTTAACTATTTCAGCGTCTGTGCTCCCTCCCGATATGCTCCCGCCTATTTGAGATATTAAAGCTCCCATTGTAACAGCCATGGCTGCAACTCTCGCAAAGGCTGAATAAACGTCTCCTCCTGAGGCTTGATGAGCTATGGCCGTAACTGCCTCTCCAACTGCCTTTTGAAGATTAATAGCTATCTCTGCTGCTGCAAAAGCCATCTCCAGATTATGCATAGCCTTGCGCTCTTTGGTGTTCTCCTCAAAGAGTTGGGACGTTGTTCCGAAAAGCTCACGATAGCTTGATATCTGGTTTTTAATCATGGCGCTTTCGTATTTATCAATGTCCTCTAATGATTTCTTTCTTTGTTCTGGACTGCCCTCCCCTGTCGCAAGTTCTTTTTGAAGATCAATTATCTTTTGCTGTATTTGTTCATTATCTTCATAAGTCTTTCCGAGCTTTTGCATCGATATCATGGCATTATTTATGCCGTCGGCGATTGTGTTTCCGAATGAAGATCCGTCGAACGATGTCAGCTCGTCCAGCTCTTTGCCAATGTCGTTGAGTTTTTTATCTGCTGCTGTTTCTTCAATCTTGTCAAAATATGTGTTCACCTGGCTGATACTTGCAGAATAAACAGCGCTTTGGATTGCACCCTTAGCCATGGCTTCATTTACGGCAAGTATGGCCTTTTCCCGGTTAAGTTCAATCTTATCAGGGGCTGTCTTTTCCATGGCCTTATTGTATTCATCCTGGGCCTTAGTCTTTTCCTTGAGCTGGTCTATTGTGGCGCCCAGGGATGCGGCCAATGCCTTTTCTGTGCTGTCTGCCTTTTCCTGTGTGAGCTGGTAGAGTACCGTTGCCTCTTCACCTTCTTTGTAAGTGGCAATCTCCTCCTTGAGCTTTTCTATGATTTTGTCAACCCGGCCTTGTCTGGCATCTTCTATGGCCTGGATCTTTTTAAGGGCAGATTCTCTCTCTGCCATTACTTTCTTTTCTGCCGACTCTTGTTCCCGCATGGCCTTATTACGAGCTGCATTTTCAGATGCGTGAGATCTTTTATATGCGGCCGCTTCTTTGTTTCTTGCGGCTTCTCTTTTTGCGGCTATCTCTTCTTCCATTGCCCTTACTATTTCAGGCTTTGCGCTTTCAGATGCTTTATATTGAGCCAAAGAAGATTCAAGATATTTAACCTCTGTTTTCAGGACGTTATCATATTTCTTTTCGATGCCTTTGAATAACTCAAACTCCTGCTTTTTTTCAAAAGTATGGATTGTGTCAAGGGCCGCTCTGTTTATGTCGGTTATCACTGTGGCAACCCCGGTCAAGCTTTGGATCTCTTTCTTGAGCGATCTTATGGCGGCTTCTGTGTCAGCTATTTGCCGGTCATTCTCTGCGCCACCCATGATGGGGTCTTTATCGATCAGGTGGAGGTTTTCAAGGGATATTTCAAGATTTTGAAGATCAGAAGAAAGTTCCCCAAGGCTTTTCCCGCTTGCAGCTGCATCTGCCTCATCTGCAAACATCACGAGCGATGACGACACCGCAAGTATTGCCGTTGCAGCCGCAACCCATGGGTTCAAAGACATGGTTACAGTCAAGGCCTGGACGGACTTATTTATGTTCATGATTATAATTGGGATTGAACTTATGGCGGCAATAACCGCAACATCTGCAATGTCTCGCATGTGTTCGGATATCAGCGTAAAACCAGACGCTATAAGTTTTGTAGACCCTGACATATTATCAAATTCGCCTACGAGCTTGGCAAAGGCGTTTTTGATTTGCACAACGCTTTGACCTACTGTGGTATTCATCTGGCTAAATTCTGCTGATATCTTTTGCCCCGAATCTGATGTTTTTGATAGGGCATCTACCAGGACCTTACTTGTTATTCCACCCGTGGCGGCAATATCCTTAAGACTACCAACAGCTACGCCCATGCTTTGCGCTATGGCTTCTGCAAGTCTTGGAGCCTGTTCAAGCACGGAGTTTAACTCCTGACCCCTCAACGCACCGGATGCGAATCCCTGACCCAATTGGATAATGGCCGCCTCTGCTGCCTGGGTTGACGATCCAGAAATAATAAGGGACTTGTTTATTGTGTCGGTAATCCCAAGCAATTGATCTTGAGAAAGGTTTAATTCTTTGGTTGACCTTGCAACCCTTGAATATAGATCTCCAGTCTGTTCGTAGCTTTGCCGGGTACTCTGAGCAATTTCAAAGAGCTTACCTTCTGCTCGTGCAAGTTCCTCGGTCCCACTGGTGACGAGTTTCAACCGACTGCTTACCAATGACCAATTATCCGCAATTTTTATAATCTCGACAAGCCCGACAGCCCCAACCAGGCTACCGATTATCGTTTTCATCCTTGACATAGCATCGCCATATACGTTCGCAGCAGAATTAGCCCTTTTGAACTCGTTGACTGTTTTCTGTAACGCCAGGGCTTCCTTCTTTTCCGCTTCCGTGGCCCCGAGCAATGACAGCTTATATTTAAGGAGCTGGACTTCTGACTTACCGGCGGCGGCCGCTTCGTCCCGTAATTTCATTATGGTTGAATTGATAGAATCCCGTCTCTTTTGTTCCGCAGAAATTATTCTTTCTTTTGCGAGTTGGGATTCTTTAGCCATCCTATTAGCTTCCTCTTCTGCCTGTTTTGACGCTTTTATTGCGGCAATCCTTGAATTTATTTGTGACACCGCCTTCTTTTCGGCATCGCTGGCGCCCAATAATGCCAGCTTATATTCCATCATCTGGTCTTTAGATTTAGACACTGCTGCAAGTTGATCTTTAGCTTTTGCAATCAAACCATCTATTGATGATTGACGCTTGCGCTCTTCTGTAACAAGGTCTTTTGTTGCTTTGATGTTATTGCGGTATGCCGCAATGCTGGATTCTATGTTTTGCGCAAGTTGTTTTTCAGCTTTTGAGGCTCCGAGCGTTCCAAGGGCAAAATCTGTATAAGCCGCCCTGCCTGACTGTAAGATCATGTTCTGTTTTTTAATGGTAGCTATCATTTTTTCAATAGCTTTTTCAGACTTTTCAGAGGCCGTGGCTAATTTCTTTAGCTCGGTATCAGCCTTTGTGACTCCTTCTGTTGTGACTTTTATTCCAAGGCTTGCTACTGTATCGCTCATTTTACTGCTCCTAATCCTTGACTTGGTTTGGATGCAAGGCGGGT